CCTCAGCTTTGGGGTCTGTGACGTTTAAGTAAGATAGAGTTCCCCAGATATTCGGTAATCCCGCTTCGACGTAGCTTCCCACTTCGCTAAGCGTTGTGGTTCCTTCAATAAACCTGTGGTGCAAGTTAGGCAAATTGAAATGTGCTTCGTCAGCGGCGCCGAACTTAGTCCCTATCAGAGCAAACAGCTTATCGTACTGCGTTCTGAGCACAGACGCGCCGTTAGCGAGTAACCATCCGTAAGGCACATCGCCGCCAAGGTACGGAATAATCGAACCCACAGGACACGCGCCCCCTTTCTGAATAAAAACTTGTAGAGCGCGTAAAAACTGACTTACAAGCGTTGTTTCGTCGGTAGGATTTACATCTTCATTAAGCTGATTTTTGATAAATTCGCCGACAGCGTGAGCGATGTTTGCGCCGCCAGCAATAGACGCGTTAATGTCGGAGGAAATAGCGATGCCGCTTACGAAGCCGCTAGTGCGAGAAGGCTTAGCCTGCCAAGAGGATACGGGAGTAACGTTAGGATTGGCGCCGGCACAAAAACTGAGGATGTTATTAGTAGCCATGAGAAAAACCCATAAAAAAGCCCCGCTGTTCGCGAGGCTGATGAGATAAATGAATGTTTAGTTTTCAAACGGGAAGAAGTGACCGGAATCAAACCCCTGGATCGAGGGCGTTTCATAGTCAAAACCGAAGTAAGGCACGTTGTCGACAATCTGCATGCTGACGCCTGCCGCCACGATGTCGATTAAGCGACGGCTTATGAGCTCCCAAGCGATGGGCGGCGTCTCCGCTTTCGTGAGATTGATCACCACGTGCATATTCTGCTGATCCTGGAAATCAAACAACTTTGCCGGGACACCGAAATATCCGAGAGCGGTATTTAAAAACTCGGGGACCGATTCGTTTTTGCCGTCGAATTTATTCGCGAGGATTTTCGTTTTAATCACCGCGCGATAAGTTTCGTCGTCCAGCGTCACCATGCCGTCGGACGGGTCAAATTGGCCTTTCCACACGCCTTTGTCGAAGCCGACGCCGTCAACGTCGTCTAGGGCAAAATAGACGCCGACCAACTTCATAGGAAGGCGCCTGGAGATCCCGACGCGCACGCCGACCGCGTCCAGTTGGACGCCTACAGCAGTGTCAACGTCGAAATGCTTATAAAAAACCGCCAAACGTTTTCTTGCTTCGTTCAGCGGTTCGGTCAGTTCATAAATAAATTGCTGGTACTTCGGCTTGTCAAAATGTGCCCCGGCAATCAGCTCGGTATAACGATTTGCGTCGCTCATGTCTGCACCTCCACTGTTACGTTTTCCGAAGCGCACGAAACCGCCTCATTCCACGCGATTGCGAGACTGGCGGCGGTCTGAGCTGTAGCCGAGCGGCCAAGCGTGATGGCCTCGACGCTAAAACGTTCGTCCACGATCCCTGCGTCAGTCTTTACCGCGCTTGCAAGCACCCGGGCGATGTTTACAGATTCGCCGATGTCCAGGGAGTTGATGTAAGCGACGATCCGAGCCTTGATCTCCTCCTCGGCACTGGAGAGATAATCGGCGGCCGGCGAGATCGTGAGTTTGCAATAAGCCGGCACGACCGTCGGACGCGAGAACTTAATCGTATTAGGGAAGCCATAAGTGTCCAGATAGTTGTACGACGTGGAGCCATAGGTTCCGACGCCCTCGCCTTTCTTAAGGAAAATCGTTTTTGCGATGTCGGCCACTTCCCCGCCGTCGACGATCATCGCGATCGAATGTCCGGGGACGCCTTCCGATGTCGGAGTATCGCCATCGTTTTTAATGCCGCTCACACGGCGCACACCGACCGTGGTCAGCAGACTGCCGATAATACCCTCCCACAGAGACACACTGGGGAGCGCGGTCGATTTCGACTGCTGCAATCGAAGCTCGCTGTCTGTTTGCACCGGCGCGCCGGGCTCGGCCGCAAGAATATTTTCAACGGTTTGCCAGCCGAGCGTCGGCGTTCCGATACGGTTGACAGTCCCGACAGGTGCCCGGATGTCGCCTTCTTCTGCTGCAATTGCGGTTACCGTAATTTCTCCGGCAGGTGGCACCACGACGTCCGCGGGTAGATTCCACTTGTTCTCTGCCTCGTCCAGGGCTACGCCGTTGACGATATGCGTTCCCGCCTGGCCAACGATCCGAAGATCAACCTGGGAGTGTGATGCGGCCTGCCGAGTGATGCCGTTGACCTTGACCGCAGAATCCAGCGCCACGCCCTTCGCCGTGGTTGGGTTGTATGCGTTATAAACCGCGATCGCCTGAGCGTTCACGTCCGAGATAGCCGCCGCCACAATGCCGACCATCTGGCCGTCCTGGGTGTCAGCGTCCAGATTGATGTCATCACCAAAAATGGCCCGCATGCGGCCCTTTAGATACTCGTAAATTTCTTCATAGGACGGAGCTGAGATACCTGTCTCAGTAACCGAAAAAACCGGATCATCAATCATGTAATTTCTCCGTTAATGCTCGCCGGGCCGTAATCCGTGGTGAGCTTGACTTGTATGGTCAGGCGCCGTGTGTTCGGGTCAAGCACCGCCTCAAATTCGTCAATCTGCTGAACGCCCGGAGTTTCCAAAATTCTGCTTTTGATTACGAGGTCAGCCGCGCTTTGCTTGCCTAGGATCTGCTGCAGATAGGGCGTGCCCTCGTCCGTATCGATAAACCACTGCCCCTGCCAAAGGGCTAGGCGCGTCCGGACATTTTGTGCGACTGCCTCGGGCGTATTGACTAAATAATCGTTTGCATTGTGGCCGAAGCAAATATCGCCGTCGTCGGTTGTTCGTCTTACTCTCATTTAGGCCCTCCCGTATTGCTCGAACCACTGGAAACACCGGAATGGACGTGAGACTTGAGGCTGACGCCCGCGGCAGTAACGTCTGCGTCTGTTTCCACGCCGCCTGCCATCTGCGCGGCCGATCCTGCGGCATTGGTCAGAGGGCCTTCGAGCTTGATCGCCGGGGCCTTAATGCTGGCGCCGGCTGAGGCCTCAACCGTAAAATTTTTACACGTCACGGAAAAATCTCCGGACGTCTCACACTTAACGTTATGGCTGCCAGGGTTGAGCTCAATGAAGGCCGCGCCGTCGTCACTTCGCAACTGCACGGCACCGGTGCTCACGCCACTGATCTTTTGAGCCTGGGACCACGGCCCTGGAATAACAAAACCGTCCGATAAGTCGTGCATCCTGGCTTCCGGAGGCGGTTGAATGCCTCCTAGCTGCCACCAGTAATCAATTCCCCGGGAGGCGAATACGACCAGGCACTCGTCCCCGGCTTTTATCGGGAACGTGAGGGAGCAACCGCCGCCGTGGGGAAACACGACAGGGCAGTCTAAAAGGAGCGGCATATTTACGAGCTGGATCGAGCCATCCTCCTGCGTGACGCGCCCTTTGATTGCCGGCTGAACTTCGCATGTCAGTGCGCCCGCATCGAACTTCTGAATGATTCCCGGGAGTGCGGTCCATACCTGGGTCAGGCGGCTATTTGTAGCCTTCTCGGAGAATCGATTCGGGTCAAAAATTGTTGCGGTTGAATCCATAGCGCCCTCAGTTCGATGTGTACGTAAAAACAGATGGGGCAATCGGCCTGCTGGCTGAATTGACGCCCACCACGATCAAATTTGTGTACCAATCCTCCCCGCGCGTGTCGCCCACGTGCTCGCGGGAAATCACCTGATACACGCCATCCGCCGATAAGAACGCGTCCGTTACCGCCTGATTTTTCGTAACTGCGTCCTCCGACACTGTTGTGTCGTAATTGTTTCGCTGTACCGAGGCGTTATCGATTTGAATCTTGGCGCCGATCTCCAGGTTCGGATTAAGTAGCGCCTGGACGTCCAGGCCGTCCTCGTCAAGCGTGGGGCGGCCGATCAAACCGGTATTAGCGTTAAGGACGATCACCTTCTCATTCGGATCGTATGTCGGCGTTTTAGGAATGGCGACAAGGCCGTCAACGCCGTAGCCCCAATCAAAATTATTTGTATCGGCGATACCGTTCATGGCGTCGGTAGCCATCCGAAACATGACTTTTCCGCGCGGGAGCCTGGAATCCATGAATTGAATTTTTGGGAGCTGCTTACTGTCAACGCCCTTTTCTTTCATGGACGCGACGACCTTGTCAAAGATCTCGCGCTGAGAGGCACCCTTGGCAACCGAGACATTAACCACGGCATATTGCCTCGCCCTGTCGCCGGTAGCGGCTACCAGGCGCATGAAGGTTTCAGTTTCGCTCTCGCGGCCGACGGATTTCCACCATAGATCGCCTTGGAAAATAATGCCGTGATGGTTCTGATAGCCCGCCTCAATAATGACGCGCATGCCTTGATTTTCGATGACGTTTGTACCGATACCGAGGCGGTTTACTGTTTCCTGGGAGACGTTGTAAACCGTGATTTCGGCCGTGCAGGGCTTACCGATTACAGCCTGAGAAATTCGAAATTTGCATCGAAATTCACTCAGGTCAATCGCCTGCTGATTGTCTTTATCGACTGCCACAACGAGGCGAAAATATCTCAGCCACTGGCGATTATTGTCTGTTTCGCTCATTCGTCACTCCAAAAAAGGCTCAGCGTTTGGCCCATATCTGAGTACGTCGGCTCATAGTTTTTGACTTGCTTCGGCAACTCGCACCAGAGCGCGCCGCCCATACGCTTGTAGCCAAACTGTGTTAATAGGTTGACACCTGTCACCAGCGGGAGGCTGTGAAGCGCGTCAGAGCCGTCCGTTCGGACCATATCTAAAAACCAGCCGCCGCAATCCGCATCCCGATAAATCAGCGTCATGCGGTAGTTATATTCGCCGAGCCGGATGGAAAAGCTCTGGGCGCCAGTACTAAGGGGAATTTGATAAATACTCATGGCCGATTCCCCGCTGTAGTTAATACTGGTTGCGAGGCACCGCGCTGATTAACAGAGGCCGTCTGCTGCGGATTCTTTTGCTGAGCTTCCTGCAACGTGACTTCTTTTGTCCGGGCGAATCTGATTTCCTCAAAAGTGATGTCCACTACTAGGGAGCTTTCCGTGTCGACGGTCGACGTTGTTTTCAACTTCGTGATGATGACTGCCGGATATTGCTTCTTGCCGGTAGAGAGCGAAAACGGCTCCCGTTTGGCCTGTAACTCAAGCAACTTCTCATAGACGTCTTTCGTCGTGGTCAGGCCCTTAAAAATCGAAAAATCCAGAATCGAATTTAGAAGCCTTGAGGAATCGGACCAGCCGAACTGGCAATTAATCACCGTCGGCATCTGATACGCATGATCCGAAACATTCGCGCCAGTATCGACCGGATGGCGCGTAACCACGACCTCGTTTTCGTGCTCCTCGCTAACCACGACGTCCGGAATAATTCCGGCAAATTCTCGTTTTCGGCCTAGAAGCAGAGCCTCCAGGCTGTACGGTAAAGAGGGCATATTTCCTCCTTAGCTAAGATTGCGCTGGCCGTATCGGTTCTGTGCCAGCAGGGTCTCATGCGCCACGGCCTGGCCGACAGCGCGCGGATTATCTGCCCCGTTGATCGTGATGTTTTGGTTCACGACGACATTACCCCGAGACGGGATTTTGTCCCTTTCGTTGACGACCTTAGACCGCCACTGCGACTGCGCGGCGGCGAGCACCTCTTTATCAAAAGAGGCGCCTTCAAAATACTGAGAGGCGCCTCGGAAATTCTCATGCTCCGTGATCGACTGCATGAGCGCCTTAAGCACACGGGGATCACTCAGGTCGAGGCGTGTCAGCGCGCCGACATCCGAGCCCAGGCGTTTGCTCATGTTGGCGGTCACCGACTGGATATAGGCGCCCGTATTATTCTCGCTGGACGGCGCGTACTTGGAAATAATCGACGCAACGTTATCCAGCCCGGCATTCGCGTAGGCCTTGAGCTGCTTGCCCAGCGCGCCCCATCCTTCTTCCGGCGTGCGGTAAATAGTAAAAGCACCGTCACTCGCCTGATTTCGCGATACCGGACGCATATTGCCCGGATTGTTGTTTCGTAGCCCTCGCGTCATTTTCCCCGACGCCGGAGGTGCTTCTGTCTGCGCGGGTTTCGCCGGCGCCTTCGAGCCTGCGGCTCGATACCTAGCCAGCTCCTCCTCGAATCCCTTTTTATCGAAATCGTCCACGATGCTCACGCCCTCTTCCGCCTCATCGTCCAATACAGCTTTTTGTTTGGTGTACTTTTTGCGCAGGAACGCCTGCACCTGCTCATCATCCATGAGGTGACGTTTATAACGCTCGGCATCCTGAAATTCGTCCGCTTTAAAAAAGAAGTTTTTGAGGTAATCGCCGACGCCGTGGGATTGATCCCAGATATTTTTTTCTGTCTGGATCCATGCGGGCAATTCTTGCGAGAGTGTTTTATTAAACTTTTCGGCAACCTTATCCAAACCGAGGCTATCGGTCAGCGTACCAAAAGCGGCCTGGCTCCCCATGGAGATAATTTCCCAGGTGCGTGAAAATTCGTTTGAGAGGCGATGCACGGAATCCGCCGACTTGTCGACCATGTCAGCCAGCTCGCCCTGCTGTTTATTTGTTTTTTGGAGCTCGGCGGCAAAATCCTTTTTCATAATGTCGGCATAAATGCCGTCCAGCCCCATCATGGCCGCTTCATTTCGCCCGGCCGCATCCCCGAGTGTTTCCCAGCGTTTTCTGAGGTCCAAAAGAATATCGCTATATTCCCTTAGCTGGCCGTTTTTGTCCCGAATGTCAATGCCCGTCAGGTTCTTGATGTACTGATCCATCCCCGGCGTAAACGTCAGTTTGTTGGCAAACGCCTGGATGCTTGAGGCAGCCTGATCATAATTTCCTCCGACCTTGGCCACGGCAGACGCGACATTATTCAAGCCCCGGACAGATCCGCCCACCTGGTTCGTAAGGTTATAAAAGCGGTTGACTTCCTGGGTGCTTTTAGCGAATGCCGCTGTGAACGCAGTGCCTAAGGCAGCGCCTCGCATAGCGATTTCCTTCATGCGCTTTCCGGCATAGTCGATTGAGGCTTGAAACTTGGCTTGCTCGTCTTTATCGACTACAAAGCCTAAGCGGACGAGGAAACCAGCGAGAACGCTACTCATGGCTGCGCTCCTTCTCTAAAACAAATTCGTTGTATTTTTGGTTGTCGATATAAACGTTCATTAACAAGATGTCCTCGAGCGTCAGATCGCCGCTCTTCAGGTCGAGATAGCTGATCATCCCGTGATAAACAGGACGCATCAGGAAATCAAGGCCGTCGGGGAGACTTCTGAACGGGCTCGGTTCCTGCTGAGTGTTTTCGACGCCATGAGCGAACGTTAAAGATTCAAAGCGTCGATAAAAGGGCGAAGCTCACGCTGTACGACAGCGCTCACTAATATGCATGTGGTTGTGAAATCGATATCATCGAACGCCAGCGTGCCGCCTGAATACACTCGGGTCCAAGTTTTTCCGTCTTCAGAGCGACGCTCCACCACGCCCAGCGCAGTGCGCACGCAGTAGTCGAAATCCGCGTCCGGCATGGCCGCAATGCGATCCAGGAGCGGCTGACAGACCGCGAGCAACGTACCGAACTCGGTCAGTTTGTCGCTCAATGTCGCCTTGGATTCCGGCATGGATTTCCCGTAAGCCGTCCACATGCCATAGAGGACATTATTGAATGCCGTGGGCATCAGCGGCCCGAGCCGCTTTTGGAGCTTCATAGCTTCAAAAAGGTCGAGCCGCCCGACAATATACTCATGCCCCTGCAATGTGAATTTTTGAGGTACGAGTTTATTCATTAGTAAGTCCCGCTAAGAGTGTCGATTTTGCCGCAGTCAAAGCCCCATTCAAGGACGGGCTGGCCGTCCTCGGCGAATGTCTGACTTGGCAGGCCTTGGAATGCGACGCTTCTGGCCACGATCGTGTCCGTATTGCCTTTGTTTAGAACGGTGATGACATTGTTGCCCCATGCGCTCGAACTCAAACTTTGGGCGTTAAACATAGCCTTGAGCTTTGCGTTCACGGGGGATGTATAAAGAAGCCGAATCGTAAGTTTTCCACTTTTGTCTGCCCTCAAAGAATGCATAACCTCGCCATCTGCGCCCGGCGTCATATTGTTCCGGGGCTGATTAAACTCGACGGAAATACCTTCTTTGGAAGCCGCGGAACCGTATCCAAGATCGATCACGCCGGTCGGCCCTGCGAATGTCGCAGTGACATCCATAAAGGAATAAGTTGCCATCCTGTTTCTCCTTATCGATTGATCGTGAGCGTGGCGTCAATAAAGTGAACTGCGCCGCGCAATTTGATAGCCACTTTGATCGGAGGTGCCTTACGGGCCTCGCGATCGCTCTGCGCCTGTTCTTCCAGCGGCTGAATGTAGACGTAATATCCGGACGTCAAGGTGTCTCCCTTTTGAAGTGATCCGAACGAATCGCCATTCCAGACGCCCGGAGCGATAAGGCCGTTTCGGACGCCCGCGTCAAGCGACTTGTTGATCGTCGCCAAAATTGCGGTCATGCCCGCTTCGTCCTGGCCGATCTTGGTCGTAGTCGTATAGAGCAGATTCCAGAGATCGGTTTCCACTCGGTTCTGCTGCCAGTCAAGGCCATGGGTTTCGTCAATGAACCAGCCTCCGGACATGACGCCTTCCTTGTAGATGGAAGTGTCGTTCTGGAATGCCGCGAATACGTTGACGTTTTTGCTTCTCAGGGCCAACGACTGGGACGTTCTCAGGTTCTCGGCAACAACGCCCGGGAGCTGTTTAAATTTCAGAGTGATCGTGGTATTCGATCCCTCGAAGTTGATCGTGCTCATACGGCCGAGAACAGAAACACCGGCAGTGTCGCTGGTGCTGGAGAACGTACAGATCGTGCGGTTATAGCCCAGCGCCTTGAGCTTAGAGCCCAGCGAGGTGCTATTTGTAGAATCCATTTCGCCCGTATTCTGCGACGTCCAGGACACGATACGAGAGGGTCGCGCGGCATTGATGAGCGCAGAGACTTCCAAGGCATCCGCGTCCGTCCAGTCGGTTCCGCACACATAAAGACCGTACCAGTTGGTGTAATCCAGGCAGGCCGTTACCGCGTCGACCAGGTCCTCAGCTTCCGTGCCATTGACTTTAGTCGTTCCGGCATCCAGGCCCATGAGCTTAGACAACTCGGTAGAAGAAACGTTTGCGACGGAAGAATTCGCGCCCGTGGTGGCGGATTTGATAATGAATCTCGTACCGTCGAATACGCAGGTGCCCTTTGAGGCCAGCGCGGTTGTAATCTGAGTTGCTACGCCGTTCAAATTGCTCTGGGAGCTCAGATCGACGCTGGAAACCGAGACAGAAGAACCGTCGATTTCGACCGTGAAAGATCCGGATGTGATTTTCTCGAAGTCAGCGATCTGCTGCTGAGAGATTGCAAGCATACGGCCGCGCAAAAGCCCGGCAGTTGCTGTTTTAGCCCAGCGGCCGACAACCAGCTGAGAGGGCTGGGGAGACTGGCCGAAGAAGGTGACCGCGGCCTGATACTCAGGCGCATCGGTTCCGAAATCGGCGGCGATTCCCTCCACGCCTGAATAGGTGCGCAGGCGCTCGTCCGTGTCAATGACATCGCTGGTGCCGAGCACTAACATGGCCCCGAAGTTGCGAAGTGCGGCCGCGACCGGAGACATTTCGATCGTGACGTTTACAACCTCGGAGACCGGTAATGTAGGAGCAACGCTCATAATTTACCTCGTTCTGTATAAAAGTCGACATCGGCACCGACAATGGTGCGAACGCCGTAAGTTCTGGAAACCTTCCGGGCAACGTGGAAGGTCATGTCATATCGGTCGACCCACGTCTCGCAAACAAGATCGGGAAGGCGCATGGCCTGCGAATCAATCGCTTTTAACGTGAGCCCTGACTGTCGCAGCAGTGAGCGGTTCTGACCGATCTGCGCCGCGTCTCTGAATCTCTGCGCGAGGAATAGAGCTCGGGGACCGTAAAAGCTCAGCACAAACTCATAATCCTCATGCACCACGGAAGTCTGATCCCCGGAAAGCGGAAGCGATGGATCGCCCTTGCGTCCGTCAAGGTAGACAGGCGTGGTGTCCAGGCTTTTGAGGGCCAGCGCGCACCAGTCGGCTTTTAGCGCCGGCTGAGTACCAGGCTTAGGACGCCAGGAGGCACGGACTAGATCGAGCCGCAAGCCAATAAGTTCAGAGATCCACTGGCGCAGCGGGTCCATCAGTCCTGTCTCATTGTCCGAACTCGTCGGGCGTAATGCTCCGGCCGTCCGGCTATCAGTAACTGCCATCGCTCACCTCCGCAGGCCAACAAGTCAGCCGCAAAAAGCCCTTGCCAAACTGCGAGTAATCCGCGCAGTCTTTGACGACAAAGCGCTTGCCGCGCCATTCGACCTCATCGTTTCCGGAGCCGCCGAAGCCCGCGGGCATATCGGCAATCATGAAACGCACTAGGATCGTGCCCTCGCGCCGGAGCGCCTCCGGCAATCTCGAGATGGTCTTTGTGTCGGCCGTGATGACGGCCATAACTTCCGTACTTTCACCTTCGGTCCACGTAGGATTACCAAACTCGTCCAGGCCCTCGACAAAATGAATCAGCTTGCAGGGCGAAGTGAACAAAGGGGATCGGATTACACGTTCAACGTCTAAAGTCGCCATCATTCCTCCACCACAACGCCGTCAATGGCGTCGCGTAACTGCCCCGTGTTAATCAATGGCCGGATGCCCACGCCTTCCATCTCGTTCTCGCGGGTGCCCTTGGTAAGGCGCGAGCGGTTACGGTTTGCGATTGTTCTGGGCTTGAGCGGCTCGAAGTCGGCCGTTTGCATGTAGCTTTTGACCGCCGAGGCCGAGCGAATCGCCAGGCGCTCGAGTGTCTGGCCACACTTTTTCTCGTCGCCCTTGAGCGCGCAGTCCATGGCGCCCTTGAGGCCGTCGACGATCATTTCCCGATTCGCCTCAAGGCCAGGAACTAAGAACGGTCGCGGCGGAATATTGTTCACCGGAGAGCCGTTCTCATGCACAAAGCCCAAAAGGTGGTTGCTCGGGCCGCCATCGTTTCGCGTATCGTCCTTAGAGCCTGCCGCGATGCCGACATAAACGGCAGTTTTCGCCAGACGCTTCAGTGCCTGGTTCAACTCGCCGTCATGCCGCACAATGGAAACAGAGATCGTCTTTTTCATATCTGCCTGGCCCCTGCTCCGAACAACTGAATCAGCTGCCACAGCTCGCGGCCGTAGGCGGTGAGATTCCATGAGCCGGCGCCCTCCTCGGACGAGGATGAGGTGTCATAACTCACAGATGCACCGTCTACAGACATCGAAGTGACCTGGGCCAGTGCGGAGGTGTCTCCGCCGTTGCCGCCGTCAGCGGCAGACCCTTGGAGCTTCAGATAGTGGGCTGTATACAGCCCCATGACGTGCGCCCGAATCTCAAGATCTGGCCAGCTTTCCTCTGAGAAAAATTTAGCGGCTAAAGCTAATCGAGCTTTAACCGCTATGTCCGGATAACTGTCCGAATCGATTTCCGGGAAAAGTTTGCGAAATTCCTCAAGCGTCAGAGGCTGGTTTAACATTTTCAGCCTCCTTCACAGTTGTGGTCTTTTTCGCATTTTTCTTTGGCGCCGGTTTTTCCTCCACTACCGGCTCAGCCTTTTCCTCGGCAGGTTCCTCGACCTTTTCCGCAGCCGGCTTTTCTTTTGCCGGCGGCGTGATGTCGATAAACGTGGCAAGGTGTGCTTGCAGGTACGGCTGAGCCGCGACTGCGTCCTCGACCTCATAGGATTGTGACGGCTTAAATTCGAACTGCTGAGAGCCCATATTCAGCACCAGCGGACAACGAACTGAAATTCGTTTCATAAAGCCTCCTTAACCTGCTGCCAGGTCGGCGTAGTAAACCATTTCCGGACGCACGAACTCGACACCACCGAGAGCTGAAAAGTACGGAACTGCCTGCTCGAAGTTACGATACTGGACCGGGAGAGAGGCGATCGGAACCAGCGGGAAGCGGACCACGTCCTCTGCTTTTGTGTATGCCACAATTCGCGGCGTAGAGAACAATGTCGTATCAGCCAGCCAACGCACAGGGCGAATGGTCAGCGTACCGCCATTGGCTACAGAGAGGTTGTTAGCCTCAACATAGCGCAGCAGGTTCATTTCGGTATTAGTCAGCTGTGTGCTCACCAGTTTGCCGAAAATAGCCGGAGGAACCAAAAGGTTCTTCGGAATGCGGTTGTACTGCGTTGCCTTCCAGGCTTTTTCCAGGATGTTATTGAAGTAGCCGATAACGGTCTTTACATCCGTGGAATCGGTCCAGGTGCCGACATTTTCATGCGTTACCTGGTCAGAGTTGAGCAGGCCCTTAACACCTACCTCGTCGTCACCGACGTAGACCTGGGTATCAATGTCGAGCTGATGCTTCATGCGCATAGCAGAGTGTTTCTGCGCATCGATCGGGCGACCTGCCTGCATGGCCTTCTGCAGCTCGAAAATCGTGTAAGCGACTTCCATGCCCCAGAGTGTCAGCGGCGTGGCTACCTTCTTCAGAGAAACAGAAACGCGGGCGGGCGTGGAATCCGGGCCCTTAATGAAGGACTTTTTACCCGCGCCTGTGCCGCCGAATCCGCCCATGTATTCGGACTGAATGAAAGAAGAAACCTCATCGGCGATCGTCACATCGTTGCGCAGGTCGATATCGCGGCCATACGTAAAATCTGCGATCGGTTCATAGATTCTGGAATCGAGACGCTCGAGCTCACCGACCAGGAATGCGCCGGTAGCGGAAATTGTTTCAGCGTCAGCAAAACGTCTTACCATTTTTTGCTCCTATTAGATGTTGAATGCGATTTCGGCCAGGCCCGCGTCATCCTTCGCGCCCATAAACACGCAGTTAGGAATAGCCGTGGCGTCTCCCGCCTTAGTGGCTGTAACGCCTTTGTTTGCGGCGTCCAAGTAGACAGCTCCTCCCGGCGCCGGAGTACCTGCCGCACGCACGGCAACGTAGCCGCGACGCAAGATGCAGACAAAGGCGTCTTTCGGCCAGGCCTTTCCATCAGGGCCCACCTGGCGATAGTCGCGAACTGCGATGCCGTAGACCTTGGAGGCATCAGTGGCCGGAGTGGCCTTACCGGTTGCGGTCAGAGAAACCAGAACGCCGTCATCGGCGACCGGAGTTGTTGTGTCGTTCTGTTTGACTTCTGTTGTGTAGTCAAACATGCCGCGAGTGATATCGCCGGCAGAACCGCGAGGCATAGATGTGCCAATGAACTGAGACATTATTTAGCTCCCCAAAAATCGTTGAGTTTTTTCTGAACGTATGCGATCGAATTAACGGAATCCTCAGCACTGTCGCCGTAGCGGGTTCCAGACGCTTTCGGATTCTTTCCGGACTTGGACATAGCGACTGCCGCCTTGAAGGCGATATCCAGCGCCTTGCCGTCGAGCTCGGAGGAATCACCGAACTGCTTGACGCCGGCGCCTTTCAGCGCCGTGCGCATAACGCGCTCGATCTGATTACGTGTGAATTTGCCGCCCTTGGCGTCGCCCACAGGCTTTTTCATTCCCGGGCAAAGAGCCTCAGCGTCGCCGATGATGGCCTGAGCGTCCGGATCATCGATCAACTCATCGTCATCATCCGGATCAACGGTGTCATCCGGCACAGGCGGCGTATCTGCGTCGCCCACGGGCTTCTGAGCCAGGCCCTTAGCAAGTGCTGCCACGGTGGCCTCGAGTTTGGCCAGGCGCTCCTCAAGTGTCGGTGTCGGAGTAGGAGCGGGCGCCGCGTCAGGTGCGTCGTCGTCCTGAACCCGGAGCTTGTCCACTTCCTCGTTAAATGCGTCCTCGTTTCCGTCGCGGAACAATTTCCGCAGGCGGGTCTTTAAGCTACTAGTTGTCATGCTTCCGTCTCCAATTTTGCAGCCCGAGCATCGGGCTGATACCACTAGAGCAACGTGGTTGCCCACGATGCCAATTTGCTCAATCCCCTGGGGCGTTTCCTGCGTATCCGCGTCATACCCGCATGAGACTTCTTTCAAATCCCCGCTCTCGACTGCCTCGATCGCTTTTCGATCCGTCAAAAGCAAATCGGCGAGAAGAAAGTCCGATTTGTCACCTTCTCCTCGCCGAACGTTCTGCGTCGTACCGACTGCGATCTCCCGCCAGTTGTCCGGATCTGCGAATCTCGCATGACCGATGACTACCGGCTTGGCCTCAAACGAGGCAATCGTTTCGGGATTAAAAATTTGTTCTTCCGGTCGCCATACCTGCACTGCGTGGCCGATGTTTGGTAAGCCGACCTCAGCCGCTGAATATTCAAACGATCCGACGCGGCTAATCGGAACGTCTCGACATAACAAATAGCCCTCCGGAGTTTTTTCCTTCAGAGGGCTGATTTTTTCCGTGGTCAAGAAGCGACCGTCTCGAAATTTCCTTCTCATTTGTCCTTCTCGTAGAAAAGCGGTTCGGGCCAGCACCGGCAGTTAAAGACGCATCCGGGATGGCTGCGAATAGGCGTGCCGCCTGCACCCACATCGCAAATCGGAGGATCGCTCCAGGCATGCACCGTTTTATCCAGCTCGCGATGTCTCGGGCGCACTGCGTTATCGCCGACCGTGTGCCACACGTAATGTGTAGAACCGACGGCCTGGGCCCTGGCCTGCGTGAAGTTGGATCGTGCTCGGGCTGTCTCCGTCCGGGCAATGCAAATCGCTCGGGATTCCGTAACGGCGCCCAGCTCGTTTTTAATGCGCTGGGCGATATCGGCATAGCGCCGGCCTTCCGATAGACCGCTAGCGGCCCATTCCTGAGCCTTCTTGGCGGCCTCCATGGGCAAAGAGCGGATCAGTGCGACCTGCTCCTCGCGCAGGCGATTGAAAATCGGCCCGGCGGCTGCGTCCTTCAATTTGCGGCGAGTTTCCCGGCTGATCTTTTGGCCAATCCTAAGCCACGTGTCATAGTCGGCCGAGGCCGCGCGACGCAGCATGATGTCTGCCACGGAGCGAGCCCATTCGTCGAGCCGCACCGAATAATCAAACAGACTGAGCTGGAGCTGGCTCGGGTCGCTCCCCTCCCACTCCAGGGCGATCTGTGCGATCTGTTTGGCCACTGCCTTGAGCCGCTTGCGATACCAGCGGTCCAAGGCCGCCGTTTTGGCCTGCTCCCGGAATTTGTTCTGCTGCTGCATTTAATCCTCCTGCCCCTGGCGGCATGAGCTCGTTTTCCTGTTTCTCGGCCTCGTCGATATCCTCCTCGGTAATCGAGGAGAAAAGGCCGATGGTCGGGCTGAGCTTTTTGAGCTCCTTCATTGCGTTCGGCAGCGAGATTGATTCGCTCTGTAACGCCTGCACAATCGCGCCGACCATGGCCGTTGCATACGCGCCTTTTTGCTCGTTGGTCATCTGCCACAGCGGGCGGAAATCGAAATTGAAATCTTTGTCCGGAGCATGTCCGGTCACGCTCATGTAAATGACGTTTAGGATTTTCTTTAGGCCCGGGCGCAGCATCTTTTCCTGCTGCTGTTTCGTGTTGTCGTAGTAGAGCCGAATGTCGCTCTCGCCTGTGGAATTGAATCCGACCGGAGACTGACCGAACAGGCGCACCAGCGGGATACCCGTGGCGCCGGAAATCTGCTGCGCAAATTGCAGGAGGACTTCCGGCAGTCCCGTGAAAGTGTAGGTCATGGTTTGGAAATCATCCTCGATGTCCCCGAGCGTCATGCCCTCGATGCTCTGAAATAGCCGGGTATGCTCCATCTGCGTCATGAAGCCTTTTTTGGCAACGTCGTTTGTCAGAATGGAGCGCAGGCCCTTGACCTTGTAATAGCGCAAGTAGCATTTATTGACGAGCTGAGCCGCACCTTCCGTTGCCATGTCAAACATTTCGATCCGGTTGAAAAGCGGTTCAAGCACGCTCGCACCCCAGCCGCGATAAGCCTGTCGAAGGTAGTACGGCAGCCGACGCCCTTCAAACCGGATACAGCGCGAATAATGGATTTTCCCTCCGGGAATATCGATATCGCTCTGCTCGGTGAAAACCTGGTAATAAAGCGGCTTGCCAAAATTGGGCCCGAGCTCCTGGACGACTTCTGTCGACGGGTTGACTTGCCAGCAGTCGAGAACGAGCAGACCCTTGAAGGCGCCTTGTTTGATCGGCCCGAGCGGCGTGCCCATGTCGTCACCGTCAATGAGCAGGACGGCCAGCGAACCTCCGTAAAGGCGCGCCCACTTCAAAGCGTCGCACAGGCTATCCCAAACTCGGAATTCGTCGAGTGCAATATCGATCGCAGAAGCGACCCCCGGATCGTCACACTGGAGCTCAACGCCCTCGCGTGTCATGTCGTCCGCAACCACGTCAACCGCGAGCCCGCACATCCATGAGCCCTGATAAGCCCATTCCAACTCGTTGCGCTGGAAAGACTTGAACTCAGGAATGTAGCGATTCGCGTTGATCGTTGTGCTCGTCCCCAGGCCCATGCGCAGGAGCGGGTTCTGGAACCCGTCGGCAAACTGCTTGCTGCCGCCGCGCTTTGTCCGGGAAAGTTTCTTGTTTACCTTCATGCTTAACCTCTGCCCAGGCGAATGAACTCATCGAGCCCCGCCTGTGTGATATAGCCGTCGAGACTGTATCGAATGGCATCGATGCCGTGGTTATATTTGTCGACGATGATCGGAAGGACCTCGTTTGTCTTTGGGTCCACCTTATAGCTGTAGAGCTTGAATTCCTCGGCCGTATGCTTACAGCGCGGATGGATGACGATTTTGTCGAACGATTTCAGATAGGCGATACCGTCCTCAATCGAGCCCTGCCACTTCTCTGCCGCCGAGATATTGAAGCCCTTTCTTTTGGCCAAATAACTTATTGTTTCCGGGCGTGAGCAGTCCGCTTTGATCGGCCAGCTCCTGGAGAGCGGGACCGAATCGTACAGCGCCGGGAGCTCGTCTAACTCCACGCCGTGGCCGAAGGCCTCGTATTCGACATACAGCCGATTGTCGTACATGAACGATCGCACCAGCGTGCTCGGGTCGTTCGCAAAGCCAAAGTCTGCGCCGAAAAATAACCTGTCGGCCTTCTGCCAAAGATCGTCCGGAAAACTCTCGACCGTGAACCTGCCGCGGAAAATCTGCGCGTCGCTGATTGTCCGGGGAAATCCTTCCCACACATGCAAATAGTTCTCGTAGTCGTTTTTGCGATCCCATTCCATCTGGCGCCGGAGCGCTTCCGGAAAATGCGGGTTCTCGTCAAAATTAACTTTCCGGACATAGGCGCCGGGTGGCGGCGCATCGGTCAGGAATAATTTGGTTGTCGGATCGTCAGCTAATAGCGGGTTAAACGAGACCCAAATTTCGGAGCCGGCCTTTCGAATGGTCGGTATCAGTGTCTCCCAGGAGACCTGCGAGACTGACTGGCCCTCCTCAATCCAGCATATATCGACACCTTCAATCGACTTTACCGACTGCGCTTGTCTCTGCTGCAAGCCTTTGAAAAAGAACCGAGAGCCGTTTATATGGCGAATCTCGGCCTCTAGAAACTCGAAGCGGTGGCTCAGTCCTAGGCGCTCTGCCGTGTCTTTAAGCAGCTGATAGGACGAATCGGCAATCGAATTTTGAAACTCTCGGGAGCAAAGTACGCGCAGCCGGGAAAGATTCGACATGACGATCAGGGCCTCCGCGATTGCCCACGACTTTCCCGAACCGCGGCCGCCATAGAAAACTTTAAATCTGTGCGGGCTCCACAGCTCGGAAAAAGGATCGTTCATTTTTTACCTTTAGCCACTTCTCTGATTTTCTCGTAGACGCTGGCCAGGCCCTCGCCTCCGGCGTTGTTCGTATCCAGTTGAATCTTTGCGCCCTTTCGTCTTGCGACAACTTTCAGCCGGACTTCTGCCCGGAGCCTGCGATGTGCCACGGCGTCGCCTTTCTTGACTGTGCTCGACGCTCCATGTTTCTCGCTGAACGAATCAATCGTCTCAGATGCTTCTTCCATCGTGTCGGAGATATCGACAGCCTCATCCTCCAGGACCTGATCGCCGAAATCGCGCGCGCGCGCGAAGTCTACGGCAAAGTCATTCCGGTCGACGGTCCACTGATAAACAGTAGAAGGCGGGATTTGCATATCCCGGCAAATAGAAGTCAGGGTCTCGCCACTGGCAAGCCGCCTCAAGATCTCTTTGGCCTTGGCAGGCGTGTACTTAGTTTGGCGCCCCTGCTTACGCTTCGGGACTTCGCATTCGTTCATGCCTACCTCCTTATTTGATAAGGCTGTAGGAGAAGGCCAGCATCAAAATAAACAAAGAGACGAGGATCCCCCAGCGGAAACAAAAGGCCCAAATGGGATACTTTTGGAATATCTCCATAACCAGCTTCCTACAGTGCTTTGATATAATTTCCATATCGACCTACTACTCTAGGTTGACACTAAAAACCCCGCCTAGCTCCTAACTAGACGGGGTTTGTTTTTGGTAATAAAAAAACCGCCACGCGGGCGGTTATGGTTTGTTATTGACAATTAGTTGACGATGATGCCTTGCTTTCTCTTCGCTTCGCAATAGTCATCGTATTCTTTCAATTCTCTGTGCGCACGAGCAGGAGCTTCCTTCTTCAGTTTAAGCCCTTGGTCGCCTGGTCCACTCCAATCGAACCAATCTTCGGGAAAGGAGGCAGGAACCCTTTTGTAGCACTCTTCTGTTTCAGGTGTAAGTTTTTCGGCCATATTCCCTCTCAAATAATATTGAGGTCTGAAAAATCATTTTTCAAGATCCGTTCCAATATTTTACCAACCTCTGCCGCCAATGGTCTAGGCGAGGGGCTGGTTAACAACTCAGAGACGGCCTCAGCGAAAAACTCCGCACTATCCCGGTTTGCATAGCCGGACAATGCGCCCTTAATAATTGCCGGATCGTTTTGCAAAGACAGATTAGATAAAGCCTTGTCTCTTATGCGTCCGGAAATAAAGTACCTTTTCTTTCTCTTTTCCGTCGTGTCGACCCCGGCCGCTTTCATTAAATTTTCTATGCGCCCTTCGAGTGCATGACCCAACTCATGAGAAACTACTGCGTAGGCCGCTCCTTTCGACATAGCGCCCTTGGGATGGTATTGAGTGGACATATCATTGCTAAACGCGGTAGCAAAATCGGCCTCTTTTCCCCTTCTAAACAGGCCGGAACTAAGGTCAATAGAGCCAGAGGACATTACGCACTCTCCGTAAGTACGGCTCCCCAGGGGAGCAAGTCTAGCCTTCCCTAGATTGCCTGCGAGGAAAGGAAACTTAGAACAAATATCAGAGTATGCCTGCCCAACGCCTCGCGCAGTTTCCAAACTCATAAGGTTAAAGTTTTCAGTAGGCGTATTCATTAGCCCGCTGGCCTCCAGGGCGGTGACGACATCGACCGTCGAAGTGGCCGAGGCTAAATCCGCATTCAGCTTCGCGATTTGAGGCTTAACATTCTTCGCAAGCTCCGTCGCAAACTGCGCCTGAAACTTTTTCATTCCTTGTATCTGCTGGCGCGTAAATCTCTGCGCCTGATACAGCTTCTTCTGCTTTAACAGACGATTTTTGCGGTTCGTCGGACGTCTGGACGGCAGAGCAGCCAGGGCTTCAACCTTGTCTCCGAGCTTCGAGGAGGCTTTATCCAGGGCTTTATAAAAATCCGAATTTCTAAAGTCTGCCCGGTCCGTATACCAGACAGAGGCCTCGGCAACCTGCCTCAGAGCAGAAAGGCGAAGCCTCTCGGCATAAAGATTTTTAAGGTCCTCTACTTCGTCCGGCTCCAGGCCGTCCTCGCCTTTCGTAAGGTCTCCGTAGTCCCTTTCAAAAATATCATCGACACGTTTGCGAGCGGCCTGAAAACTCATCGCGCGCTCATATACCTTCTCCGCTTCGTCCGGACCATACGGATAGCCCATTGATCTCAGGTGGTCATATTCTTTATCGAGCTCTTTGAGAATTTGGTCCTTGTTATCTAGGTCGATCGTGTAGGGATAATTAAGGTCTTTGATCGCCTTACCTACGCTGTCCGGAGTAAATTCCTTCTGCGTCGACTTAACCAGATTAGCCGTTTTCGTGTATTTGTCGGAGCCAGTGTACTGAGGCTTCTGGGGAGCCTTAGGCGCTTTAGACCATTCAATCACGGCCTGAGCTCCCGGTTGCTCCTGTCTGCCGCCTCGAGGTGCTGCAGAGATATGGCGGCCGTTAAACTTTCCGCCCATGCCTGCAAGGACCTCTCCGGTACGATCATCCAGTTTGACCGGCGTACCTTTGTTTTCGGGGCCGTTCGGTTTCACCGTGATCCACTTAACTCCGTCCTTAAAACGAACCGGAACGCAGCCGAGGATTTTGATATTCATAAAACAAACCCATAAAAAGAAACCGCCCGATCACGAATGACCGAGAGGCTCAAACCCCATGTACTTACTCAAAGAGAAAGATCGGTTGTTGCACGGGACGATCAGCCCGCATTTCCTTAGAATCATTCGTGCTAAGTAACAATCCAAAGGAGAATCCATGCCCTATGAGCTGCCGGCAGACGTGCTGACTTATCACAGAAACAAGATTTTTATTGATGCCGCAAAAGCATCATCCGACTTCATAAAAGAATTCCGTTTATTTGTCGGCGAGGACATCGCAACTTTTCAGCGCCACCTGGATGAGGTTTTTATCGATGTAACAACCCTCGAGATTAAAAAACGAGTCGAAAATCCTTGCCCGGAAGCTCTGGCTTCCGCTCAGCGCCTGGTCGAATCCTATCGCCCGATACATGAGCTTTTCCATGACGCCGAAAAAGCAAAGACCTCGGCCGAGCTCAGACATCGACTTGAAAGCGCAATTCAACGCGTTAATTCCGTCACCGAAAACCTAAAACGGCTATCCAAGTATAAGAAATACCTTAGACGCGACGTGAATATTCACGAGGTTATGGAGCTGTTTTCCAAATACTCCGGAAAAGAACTCGAGGACCAAATAATTCTGAAGTTCGGCACCAAGGGATTTCAAAAACGCGTCAAAGCGCGAAAAAGGAAAAAAGTAAGCAACTTCGTTATGGTGGCTCTAATAGGCGGAATACTTCAGGCCCAACCCTTGGCTAACGGCATTTCATTCCTTCTTGGATTGCCTAAGACCGAAAACTTTCCTGCCTTTGTCGAACAAATTAAGAAGGGCATCGGCGAGAAAATAAAGCAGGCTCAGGAGACAGAAAAGCAGGAAGCCGTACCCAATCGCATCGATAACGATCTGGGGACGCCTGCCGTCGGAATCGAGAATCAGCGAGAAAACGTACAGAAAACAGAAAAAGAAGGGAACTCCGAGTTTCAAGCTGACCTCCTAAGTCTATGAAAAGCAAAAGAGCTGCTTCAATCGTACATCCTTTCAACAACAACAACTGAAACAGCTCAAGCGTACTACGTTTCTTCCGGGCACGCGAAAGACCGCTATAGAGCGATCAGGCACAACGCGAAGTCGTAGATTAAATTGTTATTCCGACTTTACCACCTTAAACCGCAAATTAATATGGGTACTAACCCTCTCTTTCACCGTTCTGAGCTCTCTCGATAGCGTCATAGAACGCCTGGAGGAAAGACCGGCGCCATTCGGGCTCCTGTCTGTAGGAGACCTTAGACTGACGCAGCAGTCGCTCGTACTCTCTGCGCGTGCCAAAAACGAATACCCGAATGTGGCGCTTTACCTTTGTACCGTCAACCCTTTCGGGCAAACTCATCCAGGCGCGCTGCAGAAGCTCGGCGTCCGAGTAGTCCGGCGCCGGAAGAAGCGGATCGCGTCCTTTGAGCTCGGTAACTTCCCTCCAAAATTTTTCTTCTTCGGTTTCCGGGGCGCGCTCAAAATAGCACTGGGCATATCGGCAGGCGACGTCCGTAGGAGAGCGCCAGCGCACCGGCTTGTCGCCATAGACCCGCCGCCAGTTAGCCAGGCGTTCGTAGAAGTGAGTATCGATCAAAGAATTCTCCTGTTGGTTTTCGTTGTAATGGGCTCCCGGGAAGGTGCCGGATAAAAATCAAACTTCGGTCACGATCCCGTCAGAGCTCGTAAAGCCCTTGGCGAAGGATTCCCCGTGCAGCTTCGTGTAGAAGAACAAGCGCGTGTATACGGTGGCAATGGGATCGCAGATTTGGAATACGCGCACCCGCCTTTCGCCGTGCCGGTTATAGGTGATCACCGCACAGGCGCCTGCCTCAGTGCCGGTGTCGTACCAATCGGTGGGCGCCGATTCGGAGTAGCCGACCTGGATCGTCCAGTGGTTTGCCGCGTCGCACCCGAATAGGCTGTCCTTCGTGCATGTGCCATAGACGAAGGCGTCCAGAGCGTGGAATGTCTCCATGAATTCGATGACCTCTTTCTTAGGCGGGCATTTATAGGCGCTTCCGTGGTACAGGTTGCTGTCCAGGATTTGCCCTTTCTTTTCGGCGTAGTCGAACGCTACCGATAAGAGCTTTAATTTTTCTAAAACGTGTGATTCTTTCTCTAAAAGCATAGTATTAACCCCTAGTTTCCCCCATTTGCCCCATTTTTAATTAGTTTTTAATAAATTTTTTAAATGCGTACGCATGAGAAACTTTCTTAAAAACCGTCTTAAAACGGGGCAAATGGGGCAGATATTCCGATAACCCCTCTTTTGCGACATTAGCGACATTTTTTATTAACTTTTAATAAATTTTTTAAATGCGTACGCATGAGAAACTTTCCTAAAAATCGATTTCAAATGACGCTAACGTCGCAAAATTCCAAATTCATTCCGTCTCGTCCAAATTCTTAAATTCTTTTAATCGGAGCCCAGAGAATCCTCGGCCCCTAATTCCATACGTATCCTTAAAGCTCTTAAACCCTTTACCGCTCAGCTTTTTGCTGAGGGATCTCGTATTCTTGATATAGCCTCTTAGCCCTCGAGGCTCGGCGTAAGCCTCCCAGGATTGAAAAGCAGCAATATTGGAGACAGCGTAGGTCGGGCCGAACTCGAAGCATTCTTCGAGCCATTCTTTGGTCAAGTCCTGGCCTTCCTTGTAGCGCTCAGTGGCCTCGGCTACACATGAAGGAATGGCTAAGCCGGTCTGACGGTACTTTCTGACGCCCTCCAGTATCCAGTTGAGAATCCCGGAGCCTTCGGCCTTGAGCTTTTCACAAAGCGTCTTATCCTGCTCGTTCTCTTTGAAAACGCGATCAAAAGTCATAATGACGGTACGGCGAAGAATGCCGTGGTCCGTTCCCCGGATCAAAAGATCATGATTGGTGCAGAAGTGCAGTGTGAACTGGGGCTTGAAGCTCACGGTCTTTTTGGCATACAGCCCTCGGGCCGCAATTTGTTCACCGCCTGTAAGCGCCTTAATGGTGCCCTCTTTCAGCGGCTTATCGTCGTCCGGCTCCATGACCGTCACCAAGCGCTTGCCTTTAAGCCGGAGGAGGTCCTCACGTGTTTGTCCGGCATTCGAGTTTGTCGACTGACCGAGCAGAGTTTCGGACGGCGTAATGAGGCCAAACTGCCCGTAAACGTGCAGGATCGTATTTGTGAGCGTCGATTTGCCGTTGGCACCGCCGCCCTGCAGTGCGAAGAATTTTTGCTCGATCGGCTCACCTAGAATCGGGTAACTGGCGATGAGCTGATAGAACTCAGCCTTTTGCTCGTCTCCGCCGCACACCTCTAGCACTGTCTTTTTCCAGAGCGGACAGTCGGCCTGCGGGTCATAGGACACGCCCATGACCTGAGTGAGATAGTGCGTTTGTTCGGCGGAAATAAATTGCAGTGTCTTTAGGTCGATCTCGCCGTTCTGGACAGCGACATATCGAGTTTGGGCGTCCAGCTCGGAGGCATGAATACGAATGCGATCATCGCCGCGCGCAATCTCGATCATGTGCCTGTACATCGCGGCCTTCTGCGAGGCCCCGCAGAAAGTGAAAAGCGCGGCGCGTTCTTCCTCGTTCTCGCATTCCCGGGCATCGTCCACAATGGAGAGCACTGTCTGCCGGGCGAGCTCGGTCGCCTCCACGTCAGAAGTCTGCGCCCAGTAGTACCCTGTCCACATGAGCCATTCGCCTGTCTCCACAACGTAACGCAGAGAATCGGCGTACCGGTCGACAAAGCGCTGAGCATTGCCGTCCTCCGTAAGTTCATACTTTACGCGCCTGCGAGGTTTCGGGAGGTAACCTCGGATACTTGCCAAACTCGGCTTAAGGCCGGTTAATTCGAGCACCTTGGCCTGTGCCGCCTTGACAAACTCCTCTTTATCCATAGAATCGGTAAGAGAAGTTTTCTTAAGTACATTTTGTACTTCGTATCTGTCGGTACAGGCCTGCACCTTTGACAGTTCAATTTCGAGCTCTGCGCGTTTCGCTTCGCGCAGGGCTTTTTCATTCGCCTTGTTTGCGCGCGCGATGATTGTGGCCATCGTCACCGGACGCTGACGTTTCTTTCCGAATCCACCCCAGAGATACTCTGTTTCTTCCGGGCCTTTGTACTTTGCCGACTTCGCGCTCCAGGCGTCCCACAGCTGATAGGCCTCGACTGAGCCGTCGAAATGGAAATGCAGGGCCATACCTGTCTCAACCCAGCGGGCGCGGTCATCGACATCGCTTGCCGGGAGCATATCCAGGTACTTCTTTGCTTCTTCCAGGTCGACATCAGGCTTTTGGTTTTCGGCTACAACCATGTCGAACTCACTCATGGGCGCAACGGCCCCCGCTTCTTTCCCCGGCGCCTCAACTTTCCAGCCCTTAGCGCGGCAGTATTCCTCCGCTACCCGGATGATCTCTTTGGCGCGTTCAACCGAACAAGGCGGTAGGCCAGCGGCAGGGATCGCGATTGGTCCACCGTATGCGTCGGTCCATTGGTACGGCTTACCTGTCTCCGGATGGATACCGTAAGCCACGAACTGCTGGCCGGCGCCGAGGATTTCGACCTGATGCTTCTCGCCCTTCTCATCGACGAATTTGGCCGAGCTCATCTTTTCTATTCCGGCCTTCTCGGCCGCAAAGAGATAAAGGATTCTCGGCGCACGGCCTACCCGAGTAATCGTGTCGCCCAGTGCGTAGCGCAGACGATCCAGAAGCACCGGGTCGGTCGTGTCGCAGTCGATAGCCATGAGCGGATATTCGCCCTGGCCGCAAAGGAGGCCGATGCCGTAATTTGCGTATGCCTCCGCGTCCTCCGGTTTGAATCGGAAGTTTGGCCATTTAGGCTCCTGGCATTTTTTAGTCCCGGGTTTAATCGGTACTGGCAAATAGCCGTTGGCCGCTAATGCCGCGGCCTTGTCTTTGAAATAGTTAGGCATTAACTTGCTCCGTTTTTGCTTTGCGGGTCCTATTCGCCGCTTGTCTTAAAGCGTCCACGATTCTGTAATCGACACCTTTCTGTCCGGAAAGAATTCGACAAATAGTTGCTTGTGTCGTATGGGCAAGCGCCGCAATTTGCGCCTGGCTAAATCCCCGCTCCTGCAATCGTCTAATTGCGTTTTTTGGTTCCTGATAAAGCGGCATAAAGAATCCTATACAAATACGTATACGAATTATTTTAATTGTTATATGTATTTATTGCAACGTAAGATAATGCTTTTATTCGTAAGCGTATAATTGAACTATGAGCAAATTGAAATCGAACCTACATGAAATTCTTGCGGATCGAAACCTAAAGCCCGCTGATTTGGTCAAGCTAACTGGTTTGCCGCAACCAACGGTGTCTCGCATTCTGAAGGGCGAGCAGGATAACCCGACCCTGTCGACGCTCACCGCACTGGCAAAAGGCCTCGAGGTCCCTCTTGGCCGCTTGCTAGGGGACGGTCTAGAAATGAAGGAGGCCGAATCGGTGCGTTCGTTGAGAAAGGTACCGCTCCTTAATTGGGTACAAGCGGGAGCGCCTACACTTGTGGCTCCTAATCACGTCGACGAATGGTACGTATGCCCCGTGGATATTAGCGAGAATGGCTACGCTCTCGAAGTGAGAGGTGAATCGATGGAGCCAAAATTTCAAGAAGGCGACATCGTTTTTGTGGACCCTGACTTGCCAGCTGAGCCCGGCAAGATAGTTATTGCTCAGGACGAAACCTTCTCAGAGACAGATGCGACTATGAAAAAACTTGTCATCGAGGGGAGGGAAGCGTACCTGAAGGCGCTCAATCCCGATTGGCCCGGTCCAAAGTTTATAAAACTTACGCCCTTTATTAAGATTGTGGGTGTCGTTGTAGGTAAATACGTTCCCGTCTGATTTTTTAAGCTCGATTTTTTCGGATGCGCCCGTATAAGGGCGCATTTTTCGCACAGGAGTTATACATGAACTAATTTTTCATACATATAAGTTGCATTTAAGTATTCTTTTATGTATTATTCATACATAAATTCATTATTGCTAGGAATACGAAATGCCAACTGCCAAATGCAAAATTTCCTCTCGCAGCACGGGCCTTGAGATTCGCTTCGCGCTGAAAGAAGCCCTCGAGGAAAAAGGCTACGAACGAATCACACTCGTAGGCCTGTCCAACCTGCTCGACATCTCTATCACCGACGCCTGCGCCATCTTTGAAGGCAGACGCCCTTCCATCGACGCCATCCGCGCCATCTACTTCTTTATCGATAAAGCCCCTGCGCTTCCTAAGCCCTGGGTCATCCCGGCGCAGCCCGTTGTCAACTTTTGCCCGCGTGAGGTGGTCTATGCGACGCGAATTTAACGACCTCGAAATCATGGCCGGCGCCCTGATCGCTGTCCTCTGCTTCTGGGGCTTCGTCTACCTGGTTTTCATTCTTCCGGAACTTCTCGGAGGCCTCTTATGAACTCAGTCTTTAACCTGGCGTCGTACAACCTGAGCACGATGACCGATGACGAGCTTATCGCCTGGATTCGTGCCGAGGGTTTCGCCTCGATGCCTCCTATCGTTCGCACGCTTGTCGAACGATTGGATGCGAAGCAGCCGATTATCGATGCTTGCGAGGAACAAGAGGAAGAACTCCTTTCCCGGGAAGAAAAACTCGACGCCAACCTTGAGGATTTCGCCGTCAACTTTCAAGAAGCCCTCAATGAACTTGACGGTGAAGTCGAGGACATTGCGGAAAAGATTAGCAGTGCCGTTGACGACCTGGAGGAATCTGAGCTTGGGGTTCTCCGGGACGGTGAAGTTATTTGCAAAAAAGCCCTGAAAGAACCAACCAAAAAGGATCTTGTCGTCATTCCCCGAGGATCTCTCGAAACCATCAAGGCCGTACTAAACGGTATCAGTAGCTCTCTTATCCATCTTGAAGCCGGGGACAAATTTCCCGAACCCCCTTTTGTCTAAAGGAGACAATCATGTCACTTGAAAATGTCATCGCAGAAAACACTCAGGCCATCAACAACCTCGCCGAACTCATTCGCCAGGCCATGCACATGACGCCGCCCACAGCCCCTGCACCTGTCACACCGCAGGCCGCCCCGGACAACGGCATCCATGTCCCGCCGAAACCGGCGCCCGTCCCCGAAAACCCGCCCTTTGCGGCACCTGCCCCGGCTCCCGAACCTCAGGCAGTCGTCCAGGCCCCGGCGGCTGAACCCGCCCCTGCAGCTCCCGTGGATTACGAAGCCCTTCGTAAGGCGCTCATGCAGAAGGTAATGGGGTTGTTTACCCAAAGCAGAGAGGTCGGAATTCAGATTCTCTCTTCATTCGGAGCGAAGAAACTCTCCGATGTGCCGGACGACAAACTGGTGGCCTTCGCCGCCTCCGTTGATAAAGCTCTCGCAGGAGTTTAATCATGACCCATGCACTTCTTTCCCCGTCATCCGCCTACCGCTGGATGCAATGCCCGGGCTCCGTTTCTCTTTGCAGACTTTTCCCGGACGAATCGAGCGAATACGCCAAAGAGGGCACGCTTGCGCATGCCTATGCCGCGCATATCCTCGATCCGAATCAGCCCAAACCTGACGAAGCGATCCCAAGCGAAAACCTCACTTTTGTGAATGACTACGTGAGTTATGTCGAGCGCGAAACCGCGGGCGGTATTCGCCAGATCGAATTTCCGGTCGAGATCTCAGAGGTTACGGGCGAAGCCAACGCAAAAGGGACAATCGACTGCGCCGCTCTTGTCGGCAATACGCTCAAAATCATCGATCTGAAGTTCGGCCGCGGCGTAAGAGTTGAGGCAGAAGGCAATCTGCAGCTGTCAATCTACGCCGGGGGCGCATTCGAATACTTCTCTTTGTTAGATGAGATAAAGGAAATCGAGCTTCATATTTTCCAGCCCCGGATTGACAATATCGCGTCCTGGAAGCTCACGCCCGCGGAGCTCGAGACCTTCGTCAACAACGCCCGGGCCTGTGCAGCTAAGGCGCTCTCGTACCTGAATGCCGACCCGCTCCCGCCCGAAGCCCTGATCCCGAGCGCTGATGCCTGCCGCTTCTGCAAGGCTAAATCCGCCTGCCCGGCGCTTCGCCAAAAGGCCGCCGAAGCAGTCGACTTCAAGCCCATTACTGAAGCAGGCGAAGCGATTCCGATTATTCCGGAAGAAGCATTAAGCCCCGAGAAGCTCGGCCAGAGTCTTGCGCTTGCTGATCTCCTGGAGCCCTGGATCGCGGCTGTCCGGGAAGAAGCCCATAAGCAAATGCTCGAAGGCGTTCATATCGACGGATTCAAGCTGGTGTTAGGACGCCCGGGCAATCGCCAGTGGACGAGCGCAGCAGAAGCAGAAGAACTGCTGAAAACCTTCAAGCTCAAGGAAAACGAGCGCTATAGCTACAAGGTCATCACGCCGACGGCTGCCGAGAAGCTCTACAAAGCGGGCCGCATCGGACAGCGCCAGTGGCCGAAGCTCGAACAAATCATCACGCGAAGCGAACCCGCGCCTGTGGTCGCACCTGAAAGCGACAAGCGTCCCGCCTGGACACCTGCCGCACAACCTACCGATTTTCAACCTGTTAATTAAAAGTTAAGGAGTTTTCAATGACTGCTATCAATATCTCCGGACGTCTGTCTTTCGAGCACATTTTCGTCGCCGATTCCTCTAACGGTTCTGCGCCTGCCTACTCTGCCACCGTTCTGATCGACAAGAACGATCAAACCCAGATTCAGAAAATCCGCACCGAGATCCAGCGCGTGGCGACTGAGAAGTGGAAAGACAAAGCCCCTGGCCTGCTCAAATCTCTGTACGCCACAGAAAAGCTCTGCCTGCGCGACGGCGACAACAAAGAATACGACGGCTACGCCGGAATGATGTACGTCACTTCCCGCAACAAAGCCCGCCCGACTGTGGTGGACCGCAGATGCAATCCGGTGACTGAGGCCGACGGCCTTGTTTATTCCGGCTGCTACGTGAACGCCCGCGTCGAACTCTGGGCGCAGGACAACGCTAACGGCAAGCGCGTCAATGCCAAGCTCTTAGGCATCCAGTTCGTCCGTGACGGTGATGCATTCGGTGCAGGTTCCGCTCCGGCCAAACCGACCGACTTCTCCGACCTCGGAGACGGTGACCCTGCTCCCGCTTCTGTTGGCGGGAATCCTTGGGACTAAGAATCTTTAGGACATGGCTCTACGGAGCCATGAGTTAAGGAGACTTAATATGAAAACACTTTGGGCAGACTTAGAAACATTCAGCCGCCGAGACATCAAAAACGGCCCGCATCAATATGCGGAGGACTGTTATGTCCTGCTCTTTGGCTATGCAATCGATGACGAGCCCGCAAAGGTTTGGGATCTAACAGTCACGGAAACGATGCCGGAGGATCTCCGGGCAGCGCTCGCCGATCCTGCTGTTAATACCGTATGGCATAACGGCGCGAATTTCGACGTTCCCGTCCTGCGCAAAGCGAAAAACCTGCACGTGGACTTGCCCTTTGAACGGGTTGATGACTGTATGGTCAAGGCCTACAGCCACGGCCTGCCCGGTGCCCTGGGGACCCTGTCCGAGGTTTTCGGCCTGCCCGTTGATCAGGCAAAAGACAAAGACGGCCGTCGCCTGGTGCTGAAATTCTGCAAACCGAACTTTCAAGGCAAGATCGCCAGTCGCAAAACCGATCCGGAGGACTGGGCGAGATTCGTAAATTATTGCCGCCTGGACGTAGAGGCCATGCGCGTGATTTATAAAAAGCTCCCTTCCTGGAATTGGGGCCCGCGGGATCGAGCTCAGTTCGTGATTGATCAGCGCATTAACAATCGCGGTGCTTTGATGGACGTTGAGCTTGCGCATGCTGCTATCGACCTCTCCGAGCGCCTGCGCCTGGAGAATGCCGAGAAAACACGTAAGCTCACAGGCGGCGAAGTCGAGGCCGCTACCCAGCGCGATGCTCTGCTGAAATACATCCTCTCGGAATACAACGTCAAACTCCCGGACCTCGCACGCTCCACGATCGAGCGGCGGCTAGCTGACGAAAATATTCCGGAGCCCGTCAAAGAATTGCTCCGGGTCCGCCTGGCGTCCACTAAGACGTCCACTGCCAAATACAAAAAACTGATCGCCTGCGTAAATTCCGACGGCCGTATGCGCGGATGTCTCCAGTTCCGCGGGGCTACACGCACAGGCCGATACGCAGGCCGCCTCATGCAGTTACAGAACCTCCCGCGTCCGACGCTCCCGCAATACGTGATTGACGCAGGTGTCGAGGCCATTAAAGGAGGCTGGGCGGAATATCTGACCGAGCCCGGTGAGCTCATGTCCTCCTGCCTGCGCTCCTGCATTATGGCAACTCCTGGGAAGCATTTAGTTGTGGCCGATCTTTCAAACATCGAGGGCCGCATGCTCGCCTGGCTTGCCGGAGAGACGTGGAAAATTCAAGCGTTCAGAGATTTCGACGCGGGCCACGGCCCTGATCTTTATAAGGCGACCTACGGCCGCACCTTCGGCATTCGTCCGGAGGACGTTACCAAGCATCAGAGACAAATCGGCAAAGTGATGGAGCTGGCCTTGGGCTATCAAGGCGGCGTCGGTGCGTTTTTGACATTCGCGGCCGCCTATTCGATCAACCTGGACGAGCTCGCCAAACATGTCCGGGAAAATATCTCGTATAGCTATTGGGGTCAGGCTGAAGGCTCATACGAATGGTACAAAGAAAAGAAGTTGACCCACGGGCTCAAAAGAGACACGTTTATCGCCTGCGAGGCCGTCAAATTGGCCTGGCGTGATGCGCACCCGGCAATTCAAAAATTTTGGGCGGCTTGCGACACCGCTGCCATCCGGGCAATGAACGGCGTCCCTAGTCAGGCGTCCAAGTTGTGGTTCGACCGTAAGGGCGCCTGGCTCAGAATGCGCCTGCCCTCCGGACGTTTTATCTGTTATCCGGGCGCACAGCTCGAGGACGGAGGCGTCGGCAAAGGCACGTTCAGCTACATGGGCATCGATCAGTATTCCAGGAAGTGGTCCCGCATTCCGACCTACTCCGGAAAAATCGTAGAAAACGCGACCCAGGCCGCAGCCGCCGACATTCTGATCGGCGCGATGGGTGCCATCGAACAAGCCGGGTTTGAAATCGTTTTCTCCGTTCACGACGAATTTATTACAGAAGCCGCGCTCGACAAGGACAACACCGAGCTCGAGCGGCTAATGGCAACACCGCCCTCCTGGGCTCCGGACCTGCCGCTGGCTGCGGCCGGATTCACTTCACTTAGATACAAGAAAGATTAAGGGGAAGTAGTAAATGGACATCATGATCATCGTTTTAATTGCGGTTTTCGCCTTGGTAGCGCTCGCGCTGACAGGCCTCCTGAATAAGCTCGACAGTCTCACTTATCAGATCCTCCAGCTTCAGACCCGCGTCCGCCGCATGGAGAAAAAAGAGGAGAACCGATAATGACGCCCGAAGGCAAAGTCGTCGCGCTGATTAAAAAGCGCATCAAAGAGGCGGGCGGCGAGGTTCGTAAATGCTCTTGGGAGAACTGCCGGGGAGCGCCCGACCTGCTTGTCATGCTCCCGGGGATTCACGCCTGGATCGAAGCGAAAACGGAAACCGGAAAGCTCGGCCCTCACCAGGCGCGCGAGCACGCCCGCATGACAACCGCCGGCTGCCAGGTCTACGTCGTATGCGGCGAGGATCAGGCCGAGTCCCTGGTGAGCCACCTGATCTCCGTCTCTCGCTCCGGAGTAGAGCAATATGCGTAAGTTCAACCCCTGGCCGTATCAAAAGCGAATGATCCAGTTCGCTCTGCAGCATCCCCGCTGCGGCCTCTTTGTTCCGATGGGCATGGGCAAGACAAGTGCTTCGCTTGCCATCATCGATGTGCTTAAAAACATATTCGAGGAAGGCCCGGCGCTCGTTATTGCGCCTCTGGCCGTTGCCCGAAACTCATGGCCGAGTGAGGTAAGGAAGTGGGAGGACTTTTGCCACTTGAAGGTCTCTCCGATCCTGGGGACGACAAAGGAGCGCATCAAGGCGCTGCACACTAAAGCCGATGTCTATGTCATTAACTATGACAATCTGCAGTGGCTGGATAATTACCTCACAAGCCATAACTACACGTGGCCCTTTCCTGTCGTTATCGCTGACGAATCCACGCGGCTTAAAAGTTTCCGGACACGCCAGGGATCCAAACGAGCTAAAGCGCTCGCTAAGTTCTCGAACTTCTTTAAGCGATTCATTGCGCTCACAGGAACTCCGTCACCCAATGGGTTAAACGATCTTTGGGGGCAGTTGTGGTTTATCGATCACGGCGAGCGCCTGGGGAAAAGTTTCACAGCTTTCCATAACCGCTGGTTTAGACCTTTACAGGTTGGAGCCAATGCGGCCGCGGTTCAATGGGTCCCTCTGGAGTACGCCCAGGAGCAGATTCAGAATGCCATTTCGGACGTCTGCTTGTCGATTAAAGCTGAGGACTACTTTGATTTAGACAAGCCGCATTTTGTGAACGTCGAAGTCGAATTGCCGGACGAGGCAAAGGCGCTTTATGACGACATGGAGCGGGGGCTCTTTGTCGAGCTGGCCAATGCCACCACGGTGGAAGCAGCTAACGCCGCGGCTAAAACGGTCAAATGTCTGCAATTGGCAAATGGGGCTGTTTACACCGACGAGCTGCACAACTGGGAAGAAGTTCATACGGCCAAACTGGATGCTCTGGCCTCGATCGTCGAGGAAGCTGCAGGCGAACCGCTCCTTGTGGCCTACCAATTTAAGACAGACCTCGCCCGCATTCTTGAGGCATTCCCAAAAGCCCGCGCTTTCGATAAACGTCCGGAAACCGTCGAGGCCTTTAACAACGGCGAAATCCCGATGCTACTCGTTCACCCGGCAAGTGCCGGGCACGGCCTGAGCCTTCAGGACGGATCGAGTAAATTGGTCTTTTTCAGTCAGTGGTGGAATCTCGAAGAATATCAGCAGGTCATTGAGCGTATCGGTCCGATGCGCCAAATGCAGGCCGGCCACCCGCGAGTCGTCACGGTCTATCAGATCCTGGCAAAGGACACGATCGACTACGTAGCCCTTTCAAAAAAGCGATCTAAGCGGGAAGTCCAGGACATGCTCCTTGACTACCTGCGGAATAAGGGAGAGAAAAATGAACCTTCTCGATCAAAGGATTAGGACGTTCGCTTCTCAAGGTCTGAGCCCGTATGAGATTGAGGAGCGCCTCGGGATGGAGCACTACACCATTCACATCAAGTACCACCAAGCTCTTATGAACGGGTACACCATGGCTCCTGCCTCGGGCCAAGCTCATGCGCTGAGTGCAGAGGAGAAAGCCGAGCGCAAACGCGAGCGCGCTAAGGAGCGGCGGGAAGAGAAAAAGGCAGAAGCTAAGAAGCAAGGCGAAGTGCCTAAGCGCGTAGAGATGACGCATGAGGAGCGGCTTGCCCGAAGGCGAGAGTACGACGCCCGATACCGAAGGAAGCACCGCGAGGAATACAACCGCAAGCGCAGGGAACTCTACCACGCTATGAGCCTTGAAAAGAAAAAGGCGCTGTTCGAGCGGCTGGTTAAGTACAAGCAAGCCACCTACGAACAACGCAAAGACATGATCAATGAGCGCCGCAGAGAACTCAGAAGACTAAGGAAGGAACAAGCAAATGCCAAGAAACAAGAAGCCGCGCAAGGAGTACAAACCTCGGGCGATACGCCGAACGGGGTGCTTCCATCCCCGGGAAACGATTGACGAGATCAAAGACATCATTAACAAGATCGGCCTGATTGTCGAGATAGTCCTTCCGCGCGGCACTGCAACGGACGATCAAATGCATCAGCTGCAGGACCTTCTCAACTGGGGCGGTATGCTGATGTTCGATAGACGTTGGAAGGGTCAGGAGGAAGCCGTTGACGAATTTCGTGAACGTCATTATGCCGCACTCGATGCATATTCAAACATTGTGCGCCGGAAGCGCAGCGGTGTGAGCATGCACTATGTCGTCAAGGCCGAGGAGCTGGTGATTCTGCGGGATGTCTGCACTGAGATTGTAGCCATGCTCAAGGAAGCTATGGATCTCGCGCCCCAACGCACTGTCCGGGAGTACCTGGCCGCCATTCAGATTGTGGACGAACAAAGAAACAGAGACGGAAGTCGCGGCGTCAAGGAGATTTCGCCCACTGCCCGCGCAGTTCTCAATCAAAGAACCTATAGGAGACCCGGCTATGCCAACATCAAAGAAACGCAGACAGCGGATTGAAGAGACCCTGCCTGAGTGGTGCTTAAGAAGAAAGGGCCTGCCGTACTCGGCAAAGATTCTGCTCTACTTCTTCCTCTACAACATCAACCTCAAAGGACGGGTGACACTCACCCGACTGCAAGAAGTATCAGGGCTCGCCTACGAGACATTGAGACGCGCTCTTATGGCACTGAAACTCGAAGGGATTATTAACCAAGAACTCATAGGTTCCAGCCGCCACAACGGGTATGCCTATGTCCTTAACTTCAAGCGCCTGAAAGAACTAGGCGCACCGAACGTCGAAGAATTTTTTAGAGGCTATAAAAATGAAAGATAGAGAGAAACAAATTGCGGACTTTTATGGACTTGAGGTTCAGGCCATCAAGTTAGCGGAGGAGTGTGCGGAGTTCGCCGCTTCGAGCTCCAAAGTGTTTTATTACTACAGCCTCCTAGACGACAGAAGTAGTACGCCTGTTTCAAGGGCCGGTGTTCGCGAGCAGTTTGAAATCGCACGTGAGCAAAACGTTGAGGAACTTGCCGACGTACTTCTCATGGCAAGGCAGGTCGAGTACCTGCTCGAAGGTGAGCCGGAACTCAGAGCCAAGATCGACAAGCTCATGGAAGCCAAGATTGAAAGACAACTGAAACGTGCGGAAGAGGAGAAAGCAAAATGAGCGACTTAGTTAACCGTCCGTCCCACTACGAAGAGCAGTCTATCAAGCTCGAACCCATCGACTTCTGCGAGCGCCTGCCGTTCTGCGAAGGTAATGCCATCAAGTATTGTTTCCGTGCGGGTCACAAGGAAGGAGCCAGCGAACTGCTCGATCTCAAAAAAGCCCAATGGTATTTGAATCGCCGGCGTACATCTAATACCGCACTGAGAATGTCCGATCAGCAGTTCGACACTTTTAAGGAGTTTACTTGGTATTTAAAGAGAAGCAATGGGGTCCTGAAAGCAGCGGCCGACCTATGGGGCGGTGTGTTTTATTACAACGGTGGATTTTGGCAAGCGTTGGAAGATTGTATTAACGAGCGTATCCAGAAGCTCGAGGTTGACGAAGCCCTTTACGACCAAACGATAGGGGATAAAAAATGACAAATACTTGGATGACAAAAAACGAAACCGCCGCCTACGTGAGACGTTCTACCCGGACACTTGAGCGCTGGATTGCGCAGGGATATTTTCCGCGAGGACATTACATAAAGGGACGCCCCCGCTGGAAAACAATTGAAGTTGATAAATGGATGACGGACCATCCGGCTATCTTTAGCGCGTCAGCTTAGCAAAAACCGCATCGGCCCACGCCTGCATTACTTCACGCCGTTGCTCCAAAAGATCAGATCTCTGATACGCCTGGACAACGGCGTTTCCTGTTACATGCATGAGGCATTTTTCGGCAATGGTGTCCGGCACACCGTTTTCGGCCGCCCAGTCTCTAAATGTAGATCTAAAGCCGTGCATAGTAGCTGTCGTTTTAGTTATCCTCTGGAGAAGATGTGCCAGACTATAACGGCTGCCAAGGTCATCCGCTTTAAGGCAGAAAATTTCCTCGCCTTTCCTTTCTATAGAATTAAGCAGTTCCATTGCCTGGTCGCTCAGCGGCACGCGATGCGGGTACGGCTTTTGGTCTTTTCTTCTTTCCGGCGGTACGGACCAAATACGATTTTCCCAATCAATTTCGTCCCAGCGTGCTGGGACGGATTCACCCACGCGGCTCGCGGTCAGAATTGTGAATAAAATCACCTGGCGGGTTCTATCGCTGGCCGGATAAAAGCACGTGATTTTTTCTTGAAGCACATCGAGCGGCATAGCTTCATGGTGCTCAACGATTTGAATCTTAGAGGGTGGCGGCAAATCCCTATCTAGGTTGCCTCGCCAAATAGCGGGATTAAACTCCATGAGACCGTCTGTTACGGCGTAGGAGAATATATTTTCTAAGCGTCCCCGAACCCTGGAGGCGGTTTCAGTCTTAGTGGACCATATTGGCCGGAGCACCTCCAGCACGTCGGTTTTTTTAATCTCAGACAGTTTCTTTTTCCCTAAGACGGGAAAGGCATAGGCGCGTACAGTAGCGAACCACTGCGCTTTATGTTTGGCATTCTTCCATACACGTACGGAGGCAATCTTTTCTATTGCTTCCAGGGCGTACTTCTCGAAAGTCGGAGCATCGGCCTCTTTTAATTTTTCGGCAAGTTTATCCCTGGCCGTCTGGGGAAGTTTTCCCTCTGCAAGCTCAGATCTTAATTTATCAGCCAGGCGCTTGGCCTCTGTAAGAGATAAGTCATCCGCCGAGCCCAGGTGCTTATCTTTTCGCTTACCTCCAATACAGTAGCGCAGGACATAGGTGCGCTTACCGTCGCGCACCCTCAGGTTCAAATTTGGGGCGACGCTGTGCCGCCCTTCCGGAAGAGTAAAGATATTTTTTGCTGTTACTTTTGCCATATTCGTATGAGTACAGGTTACAAGTTTGCCCCACATCTGCCCCACACTCTAGCACAAAAAAGTGTCGTTATTTTGGCGCACCTTTGTCGCATTTCGGAAAATTACTCCGATAATTTTAGGCATCTTATCGCTTTGTTTTTATTGATTTTAATGTAGTATGAGTATGCTTTGTCGTAATTATGTCGTGCTTATGTCGTAGGTAAATAATGGCAGACACCCTTTCCGCCAATTTTTATGTTCCCCGATTCTCCCTCTTGAATATCCGCGAAAAATCCAAGTCATGACAGGCATGTCATATCTGTTTATTTCAGACGTGGAGCTTGAAGTTTTCTACCGTTCCTTGGCCAAAGCACCTCTCTAAAGATCTCAGTGCCTTAAGTTAGTCACTTTTCACCCAACTGGATTTTTGATTCATTGGAATTCGGAACATCTTGTTTTTCTAGAGATGCAACGTTCCAACAATGAGAAGGCCCGTCTCCGGGCCTATTGGTGTTTTCTTTCGCTTTCGCTAGTCAGCTTGAGGTTTTCGACCCAACCCCTCCGGAGAAGCTCCCTGAGCCAATGCCTGCTGACACACTCTCTCAGATCAACGCTTCATCGACACACCCGTTGCCGATGTCCCACTTAATCTAAGAAATGGAAAAAACTTTGTCAAGTGCAGGCCCAACGCGCAATATTAATAAAAAAATCGAATAGAACCCTCATAAATTTCT